CATCCTTGTGGCATATCAAGGGTGCAAATGTCCTGTGGTGTGATACACCCGAGTTCTGCTTGTGGAAGGCAAGCACAAAGGGTCTAATCATAAATTAGCCTCTTGGTCTTTGAACCATTGCGCCATCGCTTTGCGGTCTAAATACTTTACCCACATCCGAGCAGCTACTGCTCTGCGTTGGGGCTTGAACGGGTAGGTGCTACGGAGCTGCGCCATCGCTATCCTCATAAATTGGTCTTGCATTACTCGTTTGTTTTAAAGGTTGTTGTTTGTTTTGCGAATCTCGTTATATATTCCTATAAGCATAATGTAAATAGGAAGTAACAAAACCCACAATATAAGTCCGCTCATTTCTCGTTGGTGTTAAAGGTTTTGTTGAGGTGTTGCTCATACATATTTACTGTATCTGCCTGCCCCGTAGCATACCAATCAACCATCTGCTCCTGCTCAATTCTTTTTGCTTCTCTAATATCAAGTGGTGTGATTGTACCCTGCATCTCCCACATATTAACGAGCCATTCTACTGCTGTCTGTTTGATTTTTTGTTTCATTTCTCGTTGGTGTTAAAGGTGTTGCAAAAAATGCAACGATTGGTTTTATGTTAAAGTTTGGTGTTCCAATAGTATTCGCATTGGCCGTGCTTGACAGGTATGCCAACAAAGAACGATTGGTACATATCCGTAGGGGCGGTGAAGCGGTAGCAGGTTTCTTTTAGAGGGCAACCTTCGCCTGTGCATTTAGTGATGTCGGTCATAACGTGCCAACAACTGTGTAAGAATCCAAGTCCTCACCCAAGATGAAGAACTGCTTGTACATTTCAATAGCCTCAAGAGTCTTGCGCTCACCCTCTGCCACGAACTCTGGACTCACCGAGTAAATGCCTATGTCAAGGCTTGCCTTGTCAATAGCGACAAAGAAGAACTTGTCAATCGGCACTCCAAACAATCGGGTGTAGATGAACGCCTGCACATCGTAGCCGTACTTCTTTGCAGAGTAGGGGAATGCTCGGAGGTCGGTTGTTGTTTTCAAGTCAGCCAAGAAACCATCAGCATAGATGTCAGCCTTAGCCCTAAAGGGCAGGCCGCCAATCATACCAATCTTTGGTACTTCAAACTCGCAGCCTGTGATAAGACCAAGCACGTTCTCGTTGCGCAGCAGCGCATCGGATATCCTCTGAGCCTCGTTGTACTCCTTACGGGTGCAGAGGTTACGTTTGCCCTTTGCATCCTGCCACGCCTTTGCGTTCTTGCTCTGCACCTCAATCACCTCGTAGTCCGCTACGCGGTGCGGCTCCAGAGCCATTAGGTGAACGAGTCTGCCTACTGCAAATGCATCGGAGTCCTCGCTGCCGTACTTCGTAACGTAGTGGTACGTCTTTGGTGAAGTAAGCAGCAGCTTACAAGCAGAGGAGGATAGGGCGTTCTTACCCAGTACCCCGTAGTAAAATTGGTCATCGTGCATCTTCTCAAGGATTGTCTCCATATCCCAAGTGCTGCCGTCAAGTAGTTCTATGATTTTCATTTTGTTTCTGTTTGGAATGTTGCTTCGTACCATTCTTCAAAAGGCACACGAATTAACGCTTCGTGGTAGGCGAAGCGCAAGTGTACCTGCTCAATAGTCTCTATGTCTTTGAGGATTGATTCGGATATGTCTGCCGACTTCAGTTGTCGGAGTAGTTGGGAGATAGTTTCGTATTTCATTTTGATTGGTTTTAATTATTCTTCTGATGCGACTTGAGTTGCCCAATTCATCCACTTGATGTAGATGTCATTGGCAAGGTTTGGTATATCCCTGTAAATGGATGTGGTAGGGTATGCGGTGGTGTTGGTATAGCCATCCTCGTTGTATGACTCCTCAATGTATGTGATTTGCATCTCGTACTCGTAGAAGTCAGCAACGTGGGCAAAGCCAAGCCACTTGGCAAGAATCTCATCGGAGTTCTTGTCATCTGGGTTGTAGTCCTCAAGGGCATCCCAGTAAGACTGCGGTAGTAGGTCGGCATCTTCGAGCCAGAACTTTAGGTCGTTATAAGTAAATATCATCTTACAGGCTTATTAAAAATTCAACAAGGGCAAGGCTGCCAATAAGGGTAAAGATAATCGCTAATGAAGCAACTGTCTTTGCAAGGTAAACTTTGAATTGGTACATCTGATTGGTTTTATGGTTAAGACCTACCGAAGTAGGTTTCGGCTACTGAAGCCTCGTCGGTTAACCTTGCTTGACCTTTAGGTATTTGTCAAATAAACATTTCGCGTGCTTCCAACTGCTTGTGTTGAGGTTCAATACCCAATGTGGGATATACACTCGGCCGATAGAACCGCTTGAAAAGTAAATAATCCACCCCTCGTACTTTGAGTTTGCAACCTCAACTACGCTATCAATGTTGTGGTCAGCCCAAGTGAATACTCCCTCCCTAAATCCTCCACATATAGCGGTGTACTCTCGGTCGCTTGCAATTGAGAACTTATTGTACATAGCGCAATTAAATAGGAAGTTCTCTCCGCCTTCTTCTTGTAGGTAATCTTGTAGTGTTTTCATCTGATTGGTATTAAATGTTTGTCAAATATACAAAACTTTTTATATTACCAACACTCAAAGAAAAAATAAATAAAAAAAAGAGGACTACTTGCCCTCTCTGAATTGCGTGTAGCAAATTGCTACTGCTTGGTCTTTGTCTGGGTACTCGCTTCCGATAGCCTCCAAGCAGCGTTGGATGTATTCGGATTGCTTTTCACCACTTTTGGGTTGAGGGATTGGCATAGGTTAAAACTTTAAATGAAACTAATCTTTGAATGTCTGGCAACTCAAGTCTGCTTATCACATCCTCTCTGCCTTCTCTTTGGTAGTATTTTCTTGTCGCTTCTTGCTTTGTCACAAACACAGGCTCTACAATCTGCTCACATAGCCGTGCAAGCTCCTGCGTTCTCACCATCACAAACCCTCCAAGCTCTGGCATATCAAATGCAATGTACTCGGCTTTGCCGTACATCCATCCATTGTCACCTTTTACGTTCTTGAACTCCACCCAGATAGTGTTGGGATGGTTGCCGCCTTTTACGTCTACGGATGTTGTTCCGTTTAGCCGTGTAACGAAGTAGTCAATGTGGTCGTAGATGTCGGTGTTGCGGTCTGACTTCTCACACGAGTAGCCAATGGCCTCGCAAGCCTCCACAAATCTCTTTGCAGTAATGTCCCCAACTTGGTTGGAGTACACCCTGCGCTCGTTACTAACTGACATAAGCGTTGTATAGGGTCTCAAGCTCCTGCAACCTACCACGAAGGCAAGAGCCGCAGTTAGTTGGCTTCACGGAGTCTTTGAATACTCGGTTGTAAATTCTATTCACTTCCGTCTGCTCAATGGCGGTCACGGTGTTCCTGCCTCGCATCTTGCCAACAAACTCGTATTCTTCTTTGGTCAAGCATTCAGGCTTCCTGTACCGAAATAGCTTGTTAAGTTTCTCCTTACGCGCATCGCATCCGCAGTCCACGCCTGTGGCTTCGCTAAACCAATCCACCGCAGCCTTAATGCCTGTGGCAGTTGTGATTTGCTCAATGGTATCACCCAAGCCGCTTGGCTTCTTTGTACGCTTGGTAGGTGTCTTGGCAGTCTTCTTGGATTCGCTCTCTTGCATTTTTTAGTGTGTTGAAAATTGAACGTGCTGAAATCTTGGTCTCATCCGCTAACGTGCGAATGGACATATCGGTGTTGTGGTACAAGGCAAATATCTTTTTGTCGTACCAGTGCCAGTCAGTTTGGGTTGACCATACCCTGTCGTAAAGTTGGATGAGCTGCACCTCTGCATCTTCGTTGGCCTCCTCGTAGATGAACTCCTCAAGGATGTCCACGTCTACAAATTCAAATCTTGCTCTCTGGCGCATCAAGGTGGCGTACATATTGCGGAGCGTAACGTACACGAAGAAGGTGTTTACCTCCGTTTCGTTGTACATTATTTTCTCGGCATCATCAACGTATTTGTAAAGCCTTACGTACATCTCTTGTACAAGCTCTTGGGCAAGGTCATCGCTCGCTCCGAAGCTCTTGCACATCCGAATCCAATCGGTCTGTCGCTTTGCTAATACTGCGAGGAGTCCCAAGTGATTTCTACAATTACAACAAACAGAGCAAATTGCACCGTGTGCATCACAATATCTTCTTCAAGGTAATCGGTCTTTGACCAATTAGCCCCAACTACAAGCCCATAGATGGGGTAAAGTCCTACGTTAAAATTCATCAAAGGTGCGTTTAAGAGTTAGATACAATTCCTTGTATTTAGATAACTCCGCTACCACTTCGTTGAGTTTATTTAGTTCCAATTCTAAAGATTGAAAGTCGGGCTTGTCAATGCAGGCCATAGGGTTTTCCTCAAGAACGCAGCAGGCAACCTTGTAGTAGTGCTGATAGTCCCCGTAGATAAGGCGGTCTTTGTGCATCCTTACGGCATAGGCTACCGAGCTATGGTCTTTGTCTATGGCCTCACCGAGTTCGTGGAGCGTGGCGTGGTTGCGGAATGCTGATACGAATGCTGCTCTTGCGGTGCTTTCTTTATGCGCACGGCTTCCATTGTCTTGAAACCCAAGACGGGCGAAGTATTGCTCTTTACTTACTTTTAATTGGCGTAGTTCAAATGGTCTCATTTGCATTTGCAGTGTTTAGCTCTGCCTTCTTTGTGATTGGTTAATATCTTGGTGATTGGCATAGTGAAGTGCTTGTGGTCTGAAAGTCTCTTAAACTTCATCTCACTCGCCCATTCCACTAAATTGTCATCTTTGTCTTGTACTATGGTGTAGTCCACCACAAGGTAGTCTGTTCCATCTACTGCAAAGCATTCGTACTTCTGAAAGGGTGAAAGGATTTGCTTCATAGCGAGTCCTCAATAATCCCTTGCAGGCGTTGTATCTCGTATATCATTTGCTCGCTATCAATCCGCAGCTTGGCGTTAGCAAGGTACATCTCGTTCATCTTGCCTTCGGTGAACTGGCGGTAGTCAATAAACTGCTGAAGGAGTAGGTCTGCGTAGTGGCAGCTCATAACGTGGTGCAGGATGTCATCTTGTACCTCTCTGCCTTTTGCTTTGTCTGCTGCTTGCTGCGCCAACCACATCGCAGTCCCTGCAAGCATCAACTGCTTATCCCTTATGTAAAGGTCGTGTGAGTCATCAGAAGGGTACATCGCTCGCAGGGGTTTCATCCGTTTTAATTGGCAGCAAGTTACGCCCGTTTATCACAAAGCCAACATTACCTAATACGCTCTGCAAGATTAAGGGAGTTTCAAGGGGCGTGATGCGCCCTCCCGATTCCATCTCCTTGACCTTCCTAACGTGGATGTGCGTGTATATCCAATCTTGAGGGTGAGAGCTAAAACGATGTATGCAAACTATCAAGTCTGCACGGTTTCCCCACTTGCCCCCTCCTTCAATGTCTGCCGTATTTGGTGGCATTGACATCCCTTCGTACTGATGACCTTTGGCAAATGTCTTGCGCATTGCTTCGGTAACTGGGTGTGCGTTGACTATGGTGGTGACGTTGTTTTGATGGGCAAATACCCGAAGGGCAGAGGCTACCTCGTAGTGATATTCGTGCATCCCTGTCTTGCCTAATTTCTTTTGGTCTGTTGATAGGGAGTTGTATGGGTCTATCAAAGCACCTGTGTAGTTCCATTCATTCTTGACGGAGTTCATAATCTCAAGAAGTTCAAAGGCGGTGAATAGCCTGTTGCCGTCTATGAATTGGAAGTACTCGTTTATGAAGTCAAGCTTGCGGAACATCATCCCCTCATCTATGCCTTGTATCGGTTTGCACACGAGGAACTCAATCAACTTTCGCTTGAGGCTTGGCACTTCGTTCTCTGCCGAATATATCAGCCACTTCTTGCCAAAGTTATACGACTGCAAGAGCATCAGATAAAGCAGGGTATGGGTCTTGCCCACGTTAGCGTGGCCTACGACTACGCAGAACTCACCGTCTTTCAGGCGTAGGTATTGGTCTACTTCATAAACACCGAGCTTGCCTGTGTCGTAGTACTTGCCCTTGAGGGCGCGTTGAAGATATGGTAACGAAGATTCGTTAGAAAGAAGGTCGGGATGTATCATTGATTCTGATTGGTGAGCAAATATAACAAAATAATTGACATAAAAAAACCCCTCCGTAGAGGGGCTTCACACAACGACCTATTTAAAAACCAATCAGAAAGGGTCGTTGCGATTTGCGAAATGCTCGGTGTGTGATGCAGGAGCTGAACTTGCGCCTGTCATCCAAGCATTGAAGGTCTCTGCGTTGGCAAGGATGGTGTTGACATCGTGCTGGGCAGCACAAGCGTACTCCACCGCAGACTTCAAAGCAACCTGTCGGATGATAGAAGCGGAACGGTCATCGGTCTTAGCAGCGAATGAAGGAGCAGATGGTGCGGACTGGGTGTAGCCACCACCACCAAAAGCATTGGCACGTTGGATTTTAATAGTACCCTTTTCGTTCTTGGTGTACTCCACGTCTTCGCCTACGGCATAGGGTGGGGTTTGTGACTTGGCAAAGGCAGTTCCAAAATCGCCTGAATCGAAGCGGATGTCAAGCTTGTATAAATCCTGCCACTGTCCTGTGGGGGTGATTGAAATAATTTTAGGCATAATAGATTGGTTTTAGATAAATAGAATTGATTGCTGCTCCAGAACATCAATACGAGCTTGAAGCTCTTGTATCCTGTTTTGAAGTGCTTGGATTTGTGCTTGTTGCACTTGCACCATCTCGGTGTAAACGTCTTGAGAAAATGATAAAGTCATATGCTGATTGGTTTAAGTTCAGGCAAATATACAACTTATTCTGATACCAACAAACCCGTAAAGGTTATTTCTGCCGTGTCTTTTGTAATTGTCGTATCGTGAACCATCTTCAGAGACTTGACGTATTTGCGTGAGTCATCCTTCACGCCACCCCAAGTCTTAAAAGCGTCAAGCGCAAACTTCACCGCCATAATGGAATTATCAATATCGTAGCGGTAGTTTACTCTGCAAGTGATTTTCACATCGGTTATTTGCTCGCAGTCGTATGCGTAAAGCTGCGCAAGGACTTCATCCGAGTGTAAGTCTTTAGCCTTTTTGCGGACTGTCCAATGCCTTGATGCATAAAATGCATTTAAGCTCGGAACCTTTGTGACTACGACCTTGTAGCTTTTCAATTATCGGGAATCAGATAGCCGCATTGGATGGCGAAGTGCAGGTCTATCTTGGCAATCTCACCCAGTAGCTCTTGCTCTTTGTACTTCGCCTGTTGCCGAGATTGGTAGTCCGAGTCGCAGTTGGCCATCAGCGTAGCACACTCCTCAAGGATGAAGTCTATCTTCCTGCGCTTGGCTGGGTTAGTATAGTACTGCATATTTTCCTGTTGTTGTTTGGCTTCCTTCGCTTGTTGCGCTAATGGTTTGCTGCTCATCTTGGCGTTCAAGTTCAAATTGTAGGTGAGCGATGGCCTTTCTTATGTCATCGCAGATAGGATTGTGAGGTTTCTTCCCTGCTCTCATCAAGTAGGTAAGGGCAGTTCCAAGATTGTAATTATCAGGTTGGAAGTCCATCACCACATCCTTCGCCTCTATCTTCAACTTCAAGCCGATGTAGTACTTTGGTGTCATTTGCCAAAGGTACATCATCCCAATAAATGTAGATGTGGTCATTCATTATTTAGAATCATTACATATTAGCATAAGGACTTGCGTATGTCAATTTTATTTTGTTT